ATTACACAAAAGAATGGAGACAGCAGATGAAGAATGAAGCGCAAAAACCTAAGAAGGAGATACCTCCTTTCGTTTCTAATTTTGGTTCTGAAGAAACAGAACCAGAACCAACAAGTTTTACACCAGATGACCTAAAGAAGGACAGTACGCTGTCTCAAAAACTTCCTCGACCAACAGGTTATCGCATGCTAATTTTACCTTTTGCCCCTTCTCAGACGACAAAAGGTGGAATCTATCTGGCTAAACAAACTGTAGACCGAGAGCGTCTAACTACAGTAGTGGGTTATGTTGTAGCCCTCGGACCAGATGCTTACGGAGACCCAAATAAATTCCCAGAAGGCGCTTGGTGCCAAGCGGGAGATTGGGTTATTTTTGGACGCTACGCAGGTGCCCGAATCCAAATTGATGGTGGTGACTTGCGTCTTTTAAACGACGATGAAATTTTAGCATTGATAGATGACCCCGAAGATATACTCGGGGGATAATTCTTTACTCTTGCAAAAATTCACGCTAAACTCAAAAACATTACATGGAGGAGACCATGCCAGAAGAAACTGAAAACTTAGAAAAAGAAATAGAGATCCCTAACGAGGAAGAAACTGAAGAAATTGAAGTTGAAGCATCCGCCGAAGCCTCAGGGGAACATGAAGAAGAAATAGATAAGTATAGCGACAAGGTTCAAAAACGAATCGATAAACTTACCTATAATCAACGAGAAGCCGAAAGACAAAGAGACGAAGCTCTCCGAGTTGCTCAAACACTACAAGGTAAAGTTAGAGAATATGAAGCGAAAGCTGAAGAAAACAGCCAAGCCTTGTTTAAAGAGTACAACGGAAGAGTTAATTCGGAGTTAGAAAAAGCTAAAGACGATTATCGGAAAGCTGTTGAAGGAGGAGACGTTGATACTCAAGTAAGTCTTCAACAGGACATAGCAAAGTTGGCGGTAGAGCAAGAAACTTTATCTCGACGAGAACAACCAAAAACCAGGATTGAAAAATCTAACGGTGCCGATGCTCCACCTCCAGTGGATCCACGGGCAACAGCTTGGGCACAAAAAGAAGAAAATTCTTGGTTCGGAAGAGACCGAGTGATGACTTCTGCTGCTTTTGAAATAGACAAGGAAATGCAAGAACAAGGAATAAATCCTACTTCTGCCGACTACTACGAGCAGTTGGATGGACGGATTAAAGAAGCGTTTCCACACAAATTTGAACAAGAGGAAGCTAAAGCTCCTCCTGTACAAGCAGTTGGACGAACTAGCGCTGGGGCTAACCCAAACACTAGGAAGTCCAGAAAAGTAAAACTCACAACAAGCCAACAAGCAATTGCTAAGAAGCTTGGTGTGCCATTAGAAGAGTACGCAAAGTATGTCTAAATATAGGAGTATAATATGACAGATCGAAACTCCCGTTCTGCTGAAGTTCGAGAAAAAACCACTCGCAGAAAACCTTGGCAACCACCATCCAGTTTGGATGCGCCACAACCCCCTCCAGGATATAAATATCGCTGGATCCGTGAAAGCATTCTCGGGCAAGATGATAAAACGAATATGTCTAAACGTATTCGGGAAGGATTCGAGCCAGTTCGGGCAGAAGCTCATCCTGAGTTTCAAGGTCCAACAATTGAGGACGGCAAACACGCAGGTGTTATTGGAGTTGGTGGTTTAATTTTAGCCAAGATTGATGAGTCGATAGTAGATGAACGTAAGGAATATTTTCAAGATATGACCGATGCGTCCATGCAAGCTGTTGATTCTGAACTAATGAGGGAAAGTAATCCTATTATGCCTATCGAAAAACCGACTCGTCAAACGAGAACGGAGTTTGGTAGCAGAAAAGATCTTTCTAAAGACTAACCTTTAACTAAATGGGTAATTAAACTATGGCAAATACTAATGACCCCAATGGGTTTACACCAGCATATCATTTGACTGGTGGAACTATTAGACCTGCTCAAATGAGAATCGCTAGTGCGACAAATGCTTCTATCTTTAGTGGCGACGTTGTCAATCTATCAAGTGGTTATATCATTCAAGGCACGGCTACTGGTGCTCCTGTTGGCGTTTTTGCTGGCGTTTATTATGAGGCAAGTGATGGCACTCCGACGTTTTCAAAACATTGGACTGCTGACACTGCTACATTAGGAAGTGCAGATGCTAAGGCTTATATTTATAACGATCCAGATATCGTTTACGAAGCTCAATTTACTGCTGGTACACCAGCTGTAAGTTTTATTGGCAATAAATACACTCTTTCAACGACTGCTGGTAGTACATCTACTGGTCGTTCTGCGGAAGGTGTGACTGCTACTACATCTTCTGGTGTTGCTCTTTGTGTTGGCTTTGTGGATACACCAAGCAACTCAATTGGAGCTAGTGCCAGAGCATTCTTCCGTTTCCCTGCTAATCCGTTTGAATAGGAGTTAAGAAATGGCAATTAATCGAGCACAACTCGTTAAAGAACTTGTTCCAGGACTTAATGCTTTATTCGGACTGGAGTACTCACGATATGCTGATGAACACACCATGATTTTCGACACAGAAAATTCTGACCGTGCTTATGAGGAAGAAGTGATGCTCTCTGGATTCGGAGAAGCAGCAGTAAAAGGCGAAGGCGCTGCAGTTAAGTATGACACTGCCCAAGAAACTTGGACAGCACGTTATACACACGATACTGTGGCATTAGCTTTCTCCTTGACTGAAGAAGCGATGGAAGATAATCTGTATGATACCCTATCTGCACGATACACTCGTGCTCTTGCTCGTTCTATGCAACAAACAAAGCAGATTAAAGCTGCAAATGTGTTGAATAACGGGTTCAGTAGTAGTTATCCAGGAGGAGACGGTAAAGAACTTTTCGCTACCGATCATACTTCTTTAACTGCTGGTGACCTTAAGAACGAACTAAGCACAGCTGCAGACCTTAATGAAACATCTATGGAGCAGGCACTAATTGATATTGCTGGCTTTAAAGATGAGAGAGGTCTGAAGGTTAATGCACAAGCACAAAGATTAATTGTGCCACCTGCATTACAGTTTATCGCAGATCGGTTGTTAAACACACCAGGAAGAGTCGGAACTTCAGATAATGACATCAATGCAATTAGAAATATGGGCATGGTCCCAGATGGCTACGCTGTGAATCATTATTTGACAGACACTGACGCTTGGTTTGTTAAAACAGATATACCTAATGGTCTCAAGCACTTTGTTCGAACCGCAGTTTCCACTAACATGGAAGGCGATTTCGAAACAGGAAATGTTAGATATAAAGCAAGAGAAAGATACAGCTTCGGCTGGTCTGACTGGCGCGGTATTTTTGGCTCTCCTGGTGCATAACGCTATAGAGTATTAAAACGCAAGTAATATGGAACCTATGATGCGGGGGTTTCTCACTCAACCCGCATCGCTTTATCTAGGGATAAACTTGTTCTACAGACTGACCTAGCAGACAAGCCAAGACGGTAGAACTTATTTTTTCGGAGAAAAAATTATGGCGCAATCAACCTTTTCAGGTCCAGTTAGATCACTGGCTGGATTTATCTCAGCAGGCAATGCTTCAGTAGTAAGCCTTACTGCCGATACATCAATTACAGTGGCATCTCACGCAGGTAAAATTTTGCTTTGTAACGACGCAGACGGTAAATTTACTTTACCTACTATCGTTGCAACTGCTCCTGGCGAAGACACAGACCCTAACCAAACTAATAATTTAGGAGCTCAATTCATGTTTGTTGTTGTTACAGCAGCCACAGATATGGACATCTTAACCGATGGAACCGATAAATTTGTTGGTGGTACTTACACGGGTGTAACTGACGCTACTGGTAAAACCTTTATATCTGGAGCAAGTAACGATGTTATCACTATGAACGGTACTACTAAAGGCGGACTAGCAGGCAGTATCGTTAGATGTACTGCGATAGCTTCCGCTAAGTATGCAGTGGAAGGAATCATACTAGGTTCGGGAACACTAGTAACTCCATTCGCTGACGCTTAATAGGAGGTGACACATGGCTAATACAGTCACAGGACCAACTAATCAACTAGATGGTGAGAAAAAACTCATAGTCTATTGCTCAGTTTTATCAGACGGAAGCGCAAGTAGCACGACTCTAGTAGATGTTTCGGCATTAAACACGTCAACATTAAACGGTGAGTCTTGCGCACATGTTTCTTTAAACAAAATTTGGTACACCTGTAGCGGTGCTCCAGATGCACCTGCTTCTCTTGATTGGGATGCAACAACTGATGTCACTTTTTTAACATTGGCTTACGATAATTCGTTTGACTTTAGTGAAATCGGTGGTTTAAAGAACACTGCTGCTTCAGGGTATTCAGGGGATGTACTTTTCGTTATTCCCTCTACTTCTGATGCGGGTAATGAATACACCGTTTGGTGTGAGTTTTTGAAATACTACGAAGCTCCAGGATCTTAGATTATGGCAACTTCTGGTACTAAAACATTTGCCCTAGACACAGGCGAAGTAATAGAAGAAGCGTATGAACTTGCTGGGCTAGAAGCTCGGACAGGATATGATGCAGCAACAGCTAGACGATCTTTAAATGTTATGTTTGCAGATTGGTCGAACCGAGGCATCAATATATGGACTATTGCTCAAGTTAGTTTAACACTAACAGAAGGCACAGCAAGTTATACGTTGAATTCTTACGATATCGATATTCTTGAGGCAGTTATACGCAGAACGGTAAATGGTACACAAACTGATTATCAAATGAGTCGAGTTGGTCGTATGGAGTATCTAAATATTCCTAATAAAACAACCGAGGCAAGACCTACAGAGTTTTTTGTTGACAGACAGGCAACTCCTGTTCTTAAGCTGTGGCCAACCCCTGAAAACTCTACCGATGTTTTTGTAAGCTATCGGATTCAACGAATAGACGACGTAACTGCTTCGGCACAAGATCAACAAATACCCAGCCGATTTATACCACCCATGGTCTCTGGTTTAGCGTACTATATGGCGCTAAAGAAAAACCCTGAACGTGTACCTATGCTCTTATAGATATACGAACAAGACCTAAAAAGAGCACAAGACGAAGACAGAGGCAGAGCCAGTCTTCACTTAGTGCCGAGAGCAACGTATTAATGGCTTACGCTAAAGGCACACACGCATTAGCGGTTTGCGACCGATGTGGTTGGTCGTATCCTTATCTTTCTATGAAAGTAGAATGGAATAATTTAAAAGTTTGTCCCGAGTGTTATGAGCCAAGACAACCACAAGACACACCAGCCAGAATTACGGCAGACCCCGAAACACTGTATCAGGCTAGACCAGAAGTTTCTCTTCCTCAGTCTCAGTTGGGTGTGGTTAAAACAGAGAACCCTTCTTCTACAGTAATTGAAGCGAATGGAACCAACTCTATGACATTTACAGACGACCCGATAGGCACATACTTTACAGGTCTTGAAGGAACGTCTGAACTCGGAACAATAACGGTGACTATATCATGAGTTTTACATATTCAGGCTTAAAAACAGCTATCCAAAATTATATGGATAACGACGAAACAACATTTACAAACACTTTAGACACATTCATCAAGTTGTCTGAAGAAAAAATATTAAAAATAGTACAATTAGACGAGTTCCGCAAAAACGTAACAGGAACGGCGAGTTCTGGTAATTCTTATTTATCAAAACCCAGTGACTATTTAGACCCCTTGAGTTTAGCAGTAATTGATTCAGACAGCAATTATAACTACTTAAACCTAAAACAAGTCACATGGATTAGGGACTACACCCCAGCTACCGCCACAACAGGAGTTCCTAAATATTATGCTTCGTTTGACGAAGATACGTTTATCCTGGCACCAGCACCTAATGCTAATTCAACATTCGAACTTCATTATGTTTATAGACCTGCTTCACTAACAGCAGCAGGAGACAGTGGAACAACATGGCTTTCTACCAATGCTCCAGATGCAATACTGTATGGCGCTTTAGTAGAAGCTTCTATTTTTATGAAACAAGATCCAAATGATTTACAGTATTTTGAAACTCGTTTTCAAGACGCAATACTTAAACTTAAAAACTTTAATGAAGGGTTGGGCACTAGAGATCAATATCGTTATGACAAACTAAGACCACAACCACAATGATTAAAGAACTAAAGGGCAAAAACATAGCCATACTCTCTATGGGAAAAAGTCAGCTCGACTACCATATGTCTATAAGCCACAGCCAGGAATACGATGAAGTGTGGGCGATTAATTCAATGTGCGCGGTTGTTAAATGCGATCGTGTTTTTATGATGGACCCTGCTTCGCGATTCTTTGACACTTTTGACGCAGGTCCACAAACTCAAGTTATGAGAAGAACGTTGCCTCGTTTAGACATACCTGTTTATTCTTGTGAAAAAGACAACAGAGTTCCTTCTATAGAGCTATACCCGTTAAAAGAAGTCGTTAAAGAAATGGGTTGTGGTTACTTCAATAATACTATTGCTTACGCTATTGCTTTTGCTGCATACCATAATGTCGGTAAAATAAATATGTATGGCGCAGATTTTAGTTACAGCACCAATATACATTTTGGTGAAATGGGGAGAGGATGTTGTGAATTTTGGTTATCGAAGTGTATGAGTCGAGGCATAGATATATCAATAGCAGCAACCTCTTCTATGTTAGATACGAATGTTCCTGAAGAACAAAAACTATATGGATATCATAGGTTAGAAGACCCACCTGTCGTTTACATGAACGAAGGAGAACTGGACATAACAGGGTCTTCAAAAGTAGAAAAACAAAAAGAAGTCCATAAGGGATATTCTGGAAGAACAGAACATATTACTTTCGGTCCACCCGAACCAGAGGTATATTAGATGGAAACAGATTCATTTAAAATCTCCGTGGGAGAGTTAGGTGTAAAAACAACACATGGTAGAGGTCATACAGTAGAAGAAGTTGCTGAGATGGCTACTAATAAATTAGTTTCGGTGAGCGACACAGCACCAGAACCAATAAAAGCACAAGCCCATGCCTTCAAAAATTCGTGTCACGTTATTATTGCTTTTTACATGCGTGAAGCTATTAAAAACCACATGTGTACAATAGGCAATCAATTAGAAGCGCAAGGACAAAAAGACCTTGCGGAAATTATTAGGAGGCTATAATGGCTATAACACAAGCGATGTGTACTTCTTTCAAAAGTGAGCTTTTGCAAGCAGTACATAACTTTAAAGCGAGTGGAGGAAACTCTTTTAAACTTGCTTTGTACACTAGCTCTGCGACTATGAGTGCTGCGACTACAGCCTACTCCACAGGGCAAGAAGCATCTGGAACAAACTATACTGCAGGTGGTGCAGCTTTAACAAATGTCAACCCGACCACATCAGGAACAACTGCGTTCACTGATTTTGCTGATTTGACTTTTGGAACAGCTACTGTCACTGCGAGAGGTTGTATGATTTATAATGATACAGCTACTGGCGATCCAGCAGTTGCAGTTTTTGATTTCGGTGGAGACAAAACTAGCACAGCAGGTAGTTTTACAATATCTTTCCCAACTGCAGATGCAAGTAACGCTGTTATTAGAATAGCGTAACCAGTTATGGCTGGTTGGGGTCGATCCACATGGGGCGCTGGTCCGTGGGGTGAACCTGCAATTGTTAATGTTACAGTTAATGTAACAGGTGTTGCGGGAACTACTGCCCTAGGAACAGAAACCGTTAGTTGTGATGCGAATGTCGTAGAGACAGGCATTGCGGCTACAGGTGCTGTCGGTAGTTTAACTGCTACGGGTACAGCAATTGTTACAGAGACAGGTGTCGCTGGAACAAGTGCACTAGGATCATTAAGTATCTCGGCTGGTGCGAATGTTACCGAGACAGGAGTAGCTGGTACAGGAGCAGTAAATAGTTTAACTGTCACAGGTATAGCTAATCTTTCTGTAACAGGAGTAGCTGGTACAAGTGCTTTAGGCACTGAAACTGTTAGTGGCGATGCGAATGTAACCGAAACAGGAGTAGCTGGTACAGGCGCTGTTGGCACAGTTGTTGCAAATGGTGTAGCTTTAGTTGGTGTTAGCGGTACAGCATCGACTGTTGCTCAAGGTGATGAAACAGTTACTTGTGA